TCCATTTGTCACTTCGCGTCCTGACGCTATTATCTGTGTAATGTATGAGCTTCCTACAAAAGAAGTAACAGGCTTTGTTAAAATCTTAGGTCTATTTGGCCAATCCCACCAATTTGTAATATTATGTATTGAATTCTTATATTGAACTACATCTGAGCGTCTAGGAAGCAATATAAGTCTTGTTATAGGATTATGAATATCTAAATCTAACGCCTGATTATTAACAATTTCTGGAAAAGATACCCGCGTAACTTGTCTATTCAAATATGATAGAGGTGTAGTAGCAAATAAACTTCTTTCTCCTTCAGGTAAGAAAACATAAGTAGTATGAAGAGTAGGTTTAAATAACCACGTATTTAGAGCAGGTAGTGTTTTATTTATATCTGTCATAAAATTAAGAAGTTGCGTTGTCGAGGAATCAACATTAATAACATCGGGGATATTTCCTTGAATATTTGCTTGCGGAGAGACTATACCAAATCCTGGAGCCATTCTATATCCACTTATATCGAGTGTAGTATAGAGATTTTGCGAAGGTCTCATATTAATTGTAACATCAACGGTATAGTATTGAAGTCCTACTAGAGGAAGAGCTTGACCTTCTTCTGTAAACCAAAAAGGGAGTGGCACGTAGATTGTGTAAGAGGGTATTGATGGAGCATTTGTTTGTGTTGAATTAGTAGTATCTTCGTATACTGTCGGATATCCTCCTCCAATCACAGTTGAAGAGCCGTATAATCCATCCGCAGGTGAATTAATTTCTGGAGTATCACCAACAAGTCTACGCCACTTTTGGAATTTGTCTGTGTTATAATCAATCATAGCGCGGGCCATTATATACTCGCCAGTAAATTCCTGTACCTTATTTGGTCCAACACTTATAGAAACAGATTGAATAGCAGCTGCTCCTAGATAACGCACCCATTCAAACTCTAATTGTCCAACAGGACCCTTTGCTTGATCTGTCTTTCTATATTTGCTGTAAATAGCTGGTATTTCAAAAGAAAAGTACATGTCGCTCAGTAAATCTCCAACACGATCAACACGTGCCCTAACTTGTGTAGTAGTATCATACGCATAAAATGATGGACCATCCATAGTCTTTGTTGTTGTTTCTAAGGCAAAATGGGTATATTTCTTAAATGTTTTATAGAAATAGGTCATATCAGGGTTACCAGATAGTATAACATTCTGGGAACCATAAGCAACTAATGATAATAAACCTCCTCCAGGCATTCTTCTGAACCGTTAGTATTTATCCTTTACGCTGTGTCCACCAAGTATCAATTAGATAAGGAGGATGATCCATATTATCACCCTTAAATTCTTTACTAGGTCCCATATTTAGCATTCCTTGTATCTCAGAATAGCTAATAGCATATGAAAAGTAATAAACATTACTTATATAACCAGTTGCAGGGCCAAGTACTTTAAACTGATCTCCAGCAGGAATTCCGTTTTGCTTTGCTGTTGTAACTGTTGTTGTCATAGCTGTTGGTGTCTTTGTTGTTGGAAATAAAATGAGTGGTTGATAATTCTGATACGGGAGTGTACCACTCAAGGTTAATTTATTAGCAAGATTTCCATTTATATATGCTTCTACAGCATTATTACGAAGTACTATGGCTAAATGGAACCACTTATTTAAGGTTATTTGCTTGATATCAAGGGTATTATACCAGTTATCATAACTGTTCATTACAATTCTTAGAATTACTGAAGGCGTTGATGGTGCTGTAGCAGATGACCCTGTCCCCTGGTATGGTGATGTACTTACGAATACTCCTGGGCCAAGTAGAGGAAAGGGACCGGATTGATATCCCTTGTAAAAGATTGATCTCCAACCCGCAGATCCATCTGAACTTTCTGTGGCATCACTTATATATATGAAAGATGAGTAAGAGAATTCTATGCCGGTTAACTGATTGTCTGATTGAACCAAGGTAATTGAAGAAGGATTATTAGGATCCTGTGGAATTATAATTTGCTTTGAAGAACCTACCGTATAAGGATATACAGGTATACGTGCTTTTCCATAAGATAAATAAGCAGTATATATCTGTTCAACTAACATAAAAGTAACAAAAACTGCTACTGTAATTATAAGTCCAACAGCTATCTGTGGAAATGTATCTTTAGAAGACAGGAACTCCATTCTAAAGTTATAAGAGTAAAAATGCTTTCTATGAAGTTCCAGCGGTTGTTCCAAATGAAATAGATGTGCTAAAGAGGTTTTTGAAGAATGATGTTATATCAAATGAGCCGCCGGGTCCTTGCTGATATATAGACCATATAGCACTCGGACTCAACGCATAATTATAGTAGTTGCCAGATGATAAATATCCTTTAATTCCCTTTCCATCGGCACCGTTATTATAGCTAAAAAAGCAATCAGCTGAGCCGTCTGCTGAACCTAATCCCCAAGGAGCTGTATATACACAAGATCTAGCAAGTTTTCCATCAATATAAACATCAAGTGTTCTTCCATTACTCACAACATTTATTAGAACCCATCTTTGATATTCAATTCCGTTTATTATATCACATCTATCATCTTTTTTATATGTAGAACCACTCATATATGAATTAATTAAATCAGATAACTTATAATTATTTGATTTTCCCTGTCCATTAGCATTATCAATAGAATAACCTGTATTTATATCGTTACTTGTGCTATTCTGACGAACAATCAAACTTCCATCCATAGGATTTATTCCGATAAATAAAAGTGTTTTTCCTTTATTTGCTTCGGTACCATCAAATCTTTTATAGGAAATTTCCATTATATGTCCTAGGGAAGAAGTTAAACCCTTTGTATCAGTTATATATGCCCATAAACTTACACTATATTCTCCTCCATCAAGAATACCTCCTTCTATAGAGGTATTTAGAGCGTATCTTATGTTACTACCAGATTGTATTTTACTTCCTTTCATAGATAAATTACCAGGTAATAATACTACAGATGTTTGAGCACCACCACCCTTATATAAAAATTCGTATAAATAGTATAAGCCTACAAGTAAAGCAATTACTCCAATAATACCCACTACAAGTTTCATCCCGCCACCTGAAGCAGGAGTATTTTTTGCCACGTTTGTATTCATTCTACTATGAGACACTACTTGTATAAACAGCAAACGGATTTAATGGTTTAACATTAGGTAATTTATTACAATTGCCAAACATACACGGTATTTCTGGAACTGCGAAACTAAATGATGGCTGAGATTCAATATAAGGTATTCCTCTTGTATTAACAAGAGTACTTACATCCTTGTTAACATCGTCGGATGTATAAGCAGAATTATAATAATTAAATAGACCAATCTTGCCCTGCCATTTTGTATTTCCTGAACTCCAGCTACTATTATTCTTAGACGGAACTGGGGCAAACTCTAAAAGTGTTGATGCTACAGTCTTTTGTCCATAAAATACATCAATTCTTCTTCCCTCCTTGACTATTGTTACTATAGTCCATTTCTGTAAAGGAATCGCCGGAAGTTCTACACTTTCCATGTAGGCTGTTGTAGAATCTCTGGCTGTTTGTATTTGTAAAAGAGCCGGGACATATTGTTTATCATTTTCTGAAGTATATCCTGAAGCGTAAAATTGTATATATTCTCCTAACCAGAGCAATTTACTTAAATAAGAATCTGCTTTGATATCACATCTTGAATTCCCACAAGATCCTGCGTTGCAAGAACACCTATTATATCTATACGTATCACAATTAGGTTCAAATGTTTGAGCAGGAATAGTTGAAGTACAATTAGTCTTTGTTAGAGTTTTTGGCGCAGATGAAACTAAAATAGCAAATCGAATTGTACAAGGTTTATTGCTCCAGGAAGATTTAGCAACATTTGGATTTACTACAGATAGAGAAGTAAGTCCTGTTCCAGATGATGGGGCTTTGGCGAAGGAAATTGATATATATGCTATTATAAGAGAAACTACTATAATTACTAATCCTTCTATAAGCATTCTATCATAGTTCAAGAAAGTCTTGTCTAAGAACAGTTTCCAGCACTTGCCGATGGATCTGCTCCTGCTCCAAACTGTTCTACAGATGCTAAACTTGGTTGTGCTTTCAAAACTTCGGAATAACTTATAGCGCGAGGCCATAAAATTAAATTCTGTGTGAATATTTCTGAGCCAGCATATGCTGTAGATGGTGTATAAAACCTTTGTTTATCTGTTTTTCTGTCTACGGGTGCCGTGCCAGTTGCTGCATTCTTAATAATATTGGTTGAAATGGGAATGGATCTTTGGAATGTTAGCTTAGCATTTAGGTATACAGAAAAACTTTTATCTTCAACTACAACTGTTATTCTGAATGGTGTATAAAGAGGAATATTCTTAATAGGACGGCAAGCGTATGGTGTTACTACTGCTGCTGCTGCTGGTGCTGGTGCTGCTACCGCTGCACGTGTTTGTATATAAAACTCAACAATTAAATCATTTGTTCCAGTTAAATACAAAGCCATAGAAGTATTTG